GGCGGGTGCTCTGCAACAGTCCGTGGTTGGAAGCTCGCCCAGTTGCGGTGGTATCCTTCCGCGACACTGGGAACCGAAGAGCATTCTAGACCACCGTCAGGCTCGTACACTTTCTCCTTTAACGCCCAATGAAGGGCAGGAGTCCATATACTTTCGACCACCTGAGACCCCAACGCTAACACGCGCTGATGCGTTCCCAGTTGCCATAGAAGATAAGGGCGTATATCTCTACACGCTTGCTTCTCCTTAGGTACTTGTGTTTGGTAACACTTGTACATGGCCTGGCCTTGCCGACGGCGAATTAGCCCCTGGCTATACGCTGACGACACATCTATGTGTACACCAGCCGTGCTCTGTTCGCACCAAGGAGTCATTGGAAGGTTACGCTCACGGACAATTGTCCGAAGCATCTCCCATAGTTGCCCCTCTGGACGTGCGATACTCGCTAAACCATTCACCACGTGGCACATTTCTGCTTTACGCAGATCCTTGTCCCATCTACGGAGGTAAAACGGCGTCACAAGTCGACCTTGGAAGTAGTGTTTGCCGCAGGATTCCCGGAAGGGGCCTTCGGCATAAGACTTCTCAAGATTCACAGTAAAGCCCAGGAACTTCGCCAAACGACAGAAAGCAGGATATTTGTCTGCATCTATGTCGACATCGTCGCCATAAACACAGATCAACTTACTGCCCACTGCGTAGGCACCTGCCGCGAACATCAGCGTCTCGACACCAAAGGTAGCACCGTTGCCCATACTGGACAACTTGGCATAATGCCAGGTGCGACTCCTAGTGCCGGGTTTCGCGACCAGCAACTCCTTCGATGGAGTATACTGTCCGCGACGTGACCTAACTGCAGTCAAGAACTCAAACCATTCAGATGGAAAGAGCCAGGCTGCAGCCTCTAAGGCCACGGTATCACTCGCCATGGAGAAATCCACGGTAGCATGCTTCCCATCCAAGGAAGCACTGAGTGCATACTGCTGATTTCGGACTTGCGATGACAGGTCTATCCCGGTTTTAGACCGGAGTCGATCCTTAACGTACGCATCAAATGCGAGTTGAAACGGGAGATTCCCGTCTGGCTCACAAGCGATAGTACGACCTGTCTTCCAGTTCTTCGGTACCACACAGACCCGATTGGTCTCTACAAACGCCACTTGGCGGAGGTTTATGCCTGTATATTTGGCCATCGCCTCGACTAGAGGTAGCGCAGTACGCGTACACACCACCCGTTTCGTAACTTTCTGAAACGGGAGGCTCTCGCGCCGTGAACGGGTCGCTGTTGCCCCGCTTGTGTAGCGAAACAGCCCTGGTATAGAATCCAGGAACTGTCGTCTGTCTCCCAGCACGGACTCAACGAACCTACAGGCTCGCTCCATTTGAAGTCGCAATTCAGGGTCTAACCGATCCTGATGCACATAAAAATGGTACAACCGCTTGTTAGTGATTCGACATTGGACTTCGGCCTTATCAAAGGCTTCAATCGCTGCCGCCTCAGTGTTCCAAGGGTAGCAGAGCGAGACGTTCTTCTTAACGAACGCCTCTATCTGGCTGAGAGCTCGCCATTGTTCCGGCCCTTGCAAGGCTATGGACCGAAAGGTTGAGCAAGCGGAAGCTAAGTGGTTAATGCTACGAGCCCGTATCCAACCAAGGATCGTGGTCGTGACTTCGCCACTTAGAAGAGCGGGGTCCAGATCAGAAACAAAAGCACGGAGGAAACCCCACGTGCTCTGCTTGAGCACACTCATGTGTATCTCCTTGCCCTTGCGGGCATAGTTACATTCTCGGTTATCGCGTCAGCGCGGACACCGCCTCTATGAGGGGTGTGCAACTGACGTTATCCAGGACTTGGCACAGTAGGAGTCCAACAAGGATCCACACTGCCCATGCGATCAGGCCGAGTCTCACGACTTAGGCCAGGTTGTCCTGAGAATTGACCATGGCAGCGAACTCATCTCCTGCGACGATGTCGCGGAAGCGAGCGAGTGCCAAGGTCACATCGCCGGCGTCGCCCTCCTTGGGGCGCTTGACGGTGGCCGAGAAGCTGATCTTCGACGCCAGGATGGCGCCGTTAGCGTCGGTAGTCGCATCGAGCACCGTGAAGGTGTCCTCGAGAATGGACTTGTTACCGACGGGGACCGTACGCCGTTGCAGCACCAGCTTTGGCTCGAGAGCCGAGTGGACCGCGGGGACGGTGTAGGACGAGCTGTGCCCGAGACGGGACTGCAGCTTAAGGACGGTTGTCATAGCCGCCATGATGTTCACCTCAATCTAGAGTGTGGATGCAAACCTGGCGTTCGGCTTCCTAGTGATGTCCGCCACCCTTGCTTGCAAGGATGTCGAGCAGAACCTGAAGCTTGAACACGTTAAGACCAGATCCGCGTTGCGGATATTTAGGAGGAGAAACTCTCACCCGCCGTATCAGTACCGCTGAATAGAGCATGCTGCCGTAAACGGTCCCGCTTGCTCCACTCTTCCACGCCACTTCAACAGACGGCACCTGCCGTACAACGCCATACCGCAACCCGGAGGCCGCGGTGTAGGACTCGGCAAGAGCTTCAAGGGACATGGCCTCTATCCAAGAGCCAATGTCTATGAGGTAGTCGACGAGCCAAGACCAAGGAAGCACTTCCCATCCTGTCGCTATCGGGTTAAACCGAAATTGACTGGGGGTGAAGAGAGCGCAACAGGAACCTCTCAAAGAGAGATCCCTACTCGTAGTCTCAACGCCAGTAACGGTTTTGTAACCGTCATTCGCATAGGTGACTGATTTACTTGTCACCTCGCTGACGCTATCGCCAACTCTCGAGGTCGTGAACTTGCGTTCCTCCTCGCTGATTGCCTGGGCAGCCTTGTATAGGTTTACCAGGTCATGGCCCAATGAACCCCATCCGAAAGTCGCTTCTGCGGCTCCCGTTTGAGGATCGACCTTTCCGAGGTCCTTCACCTTTTGGGTGATATCGCCGTATGCCTGTTTGGCACGTCGGGCAAAGCGGACCACATCGGGGCCGAGCTTCTTGAGCTCAACGAGGAAGGTCAGAGCGTCTGCGCCACGAGCGTAACAATTCCCGCAGGCCTGCTGCACGAATGCATCCAGTCCTCCGGAGTTGTCGTCGAGCCAAGAGATATCCTCCTGACTCAAACCAGCCCAACCACTCATCCACCAATAGTTGCCTCCCTCGGAGTAGACTCGCGTCTTACCCCCAGTACAGGCCGTTGTTGGCAATGTATAGTTGAACCCGCCGCTACACTCACCAGTCTCTTCCAAATGAGACCAGTTCGTATACGGGATCAGCGTACCTTTCTTCCGTGCTCTCTGGTAGTGAGGGGTTTCCTCACCTCTCCATTGAGTCCGGTTGATTGACACGGCTTCGTCCCGGCTTCCGCGCAGGGCTGTGCAGTAATACGTATTGTAACTGTACAGCGTATCTGTCACGACACCTTGTCCGGTCTGGTTAGACCATTCCTGGTCGCCTCCCGGTATGATTGTTCCCATGTGGGACACCTCCGTAGGTGGCCCACCTCCTGCCCTCCAGTAAGGAAGCGGCTTTCGCCGCCTGGCCTCCCACTATGGGACGCCAAGGCTGTAGGCCAATATGGCCGATCGGTTAGTCCCCCCAGGTTTCCTGGGG